GCCGTGCCAGTCACTTCTTGAATGGGTGGGTGACGCTAACAGCTATCTCGGTCTGCATGGTGGATTCTATCTGCCATTGCCAGCACCACCAAGACACTGGACACGTACTGACATTGGTGGATTCTGGACAAGATTTGGTGAACAGTTATACCTCATCAAAAATAACAATCCAGCGTTTCAAGAGGAAGTTGCAGAACTTACACCTCAATTACAGACCGTCTTTAAAGCCGTCAACGGTGCTCAAGACACGGCATGGCGTATCAATCAACGTGTCTTCGACACGCTCAAGGCGATTGTCCAAGAGGGAAAAGGTGTGGGCGGCTTACCATCAGCAGAACATATCCCTGTCCCGCCGTGTCCTGTTTGTGGACAACCGATTATCTACGGCGTGGAACACGAATGTTTAAACAACCCCGCAGTTAAAACAGAATGGAAAGCCGCCGCGAAACAAGTTCATTCTAAGAACGCTAAAGCTAAAGGGCAACGAATCCGCTTGGCCATGGGGCTTGAGACGGCTGACATACTCTATGGAGACGAGCGCTTCTACTTTGTTTACCAGTGTGATTTTAGAGGACGGCTTTATCCCTGTGCTAATCTGAGTCCGCAAGGTTCTGATTGGGAAAAAGGTCTGCTCGAATTCGCAGACGGTGTTCCTCTTGGTGAACACGGTGCTAAATGGTTAGCCGTCCACGTCGCTAACCAGTGGGGCAACGATAAAGTCAGCTACGACGAACGTGAAAAATGGACACGTTCAAACAGCGAGTGGATTTGCGACTGCGCTCGCGAGCCTCTTATTCACCGTGAATGGCTAGAAGCAGATGAGCCTTGGCAGTTCTTACAGGCTTGTATCAACTGGCTTGGCTACATCGAAGAGGGCGATAGCTATGAATCACACTGCCCTGTTGGTCTTGATGGTTCTTGCTCAGGCATTCAACACTACAGTGCCATGCTCAGAGACGAAGTTGGAGCACTAGCGACAAATGTCAAAATGACTCCCGGACAAACAAGGAAATCAGACATCTATGGACTCGTTGCTGACAAGGCTAACGAACAGTTCACCAAAGACATGCTCGAAGAAGCGGGGACACCTAAAGGACGCTGGGCTACTCTGATTATTACACACAGTCTAGTAGACAGAAAGGTAACAAAACGAGCAGTCATGACACTGCCTTACGGGAGTACATTCCAAGCCGCTCATAAATACATCACCGATGAACTGATGGAGAAGACCGAAGTGTTAAAGCTGGACGAGAAGGAACAGAAAAAGTTCTGCATGTATACAGCTAAAACAATTTGGGACTCTATTCCACTTGTTGTCAAAGGTGCTCGGCTCGGTATGAACTGGCTCCGGGCAATGGCTAAACTCGTCTCGAAATCTCTGTCGCCAGTGACGTGGACAACTCCGTCAGGTTTCCCTGTGTTCCAGTCTTACTATCTACTTAAACGCAAAGTCATAACGACAACACTTGAAGGATCAATCACGATGAAGGGTGATGTTCCCGTCTGGACGCACAAAGGGGCTAAATACCAGATAAACACATCCGAAAACAGTAATGTTATCGATCCTAAACGTCAGGTTTCTGGTATCGCTCCGAACTTCATTCACAGCCTAGACGCATCTCACCTGATGTTCTCGGTCAGCGCGGCCTTAGACGCTGGAATACACAGCTTCGCCCTTGTTCACGACTCACTTGGAACACATGCTGGCAAGACGGAAGAATTTTTCCATATCATTCGCCAGAAATTCTACGACCTATATGCCAACAACACACCCCTTGAGACGTTCCGCGAACACATCACGCCACAAATCCCCGAGGGGTTAAGAGGTCGAATCCCTGACATCCCTCATATCGGAACGCTGGACATCAAAGACGTTTTAGACGCTGAATACCTGTTCTCATAAGGCTTCGGGGAATCTAGTGCATAATGAAGAAAAACGTTTTCAGATGTGCTCATTTCTCAGCCAGACCAGTCCACGACTGGCATGGATGAATTATGTGCATAACGAAGAAAAAATGTTTCGGAAGTCGTGACCTTCCAACGTTTTTCTTCCATGGTATTTTCCCTATTCCCTAAAAGAGCAGACGTGGCTTTACAAAGCTAGGCTACGTCTGCTTTTCTTAGACGTGGAAGGAAAAATGTGCATAATGAAGAAATCTTTTTAAGACGTGTTGGAACCTTTATTCTTATGTAGACAGTGTTTGTGGGGGGCTTTAGCTGTCTATGGGGGGATAAAGGGGGGCTTTATACCAGATAAATCTTGTTATAAATCTGTTATAACCCTAAGTATAATCATTACTAGTTATGAGATAACAAGTATTTCACCAAGCTAGGATAGACATAAGAAATCTGGTTATCTAATAACTAGGAATGTTTATATCCCTGTTAGTTTTTTGGGGGTGATGGTGGTCATCACCCCCAATAATATAACCTAGGTTAAACCCGATATTGTTATGTGTAAGGGAGTTGTTAGTTATAGACGATAGTCTGTACTCACGGATTGGCAATACTGATATGAGACTCAGTTCTAACTGCGTTATGGACGTTCTAGACCATATTCAGAACTACCCTAAAGACACTCAGATCATGGCGTCTGCTGTTCTATTTCTGTGTCTCTGTTCGCAGTTCGATGTTCGACCGTCTCATATCCTTAACTGCGCGTCTAACATGGTTCGTAAATCTGGCGGTTATTCACAGGCTAATTTTGAGGCCGTGAAAGCATATCTTAAAAACGAGATTGGAGAAGATACCGATGCTTAAAGAAAAGACCTTGAAGAATGGCAACACTGTCTTGACTGGTACAACGCCCAAGGGTGAAATCCAGTATGCGCACGTCTTTGAGCCGCAGACTAAAGTTGGCGACCAGACGATTGAGCCAACGTATTCTGCCACTATCTTCCTTGATGGTGGCGATACAGCAGTGCAGAACATTATGGCACAGCTCAATGAACAGCTTCGCATTGCAGAAGAAATGGCAACAGAATCAGCGTCTAAGGTTAAAGGGCGTAAACCTAAACTTCCGGCCTGTCACGATGAGAATTTTGGGCCAGAAGTTGATGAGGAAGGTAACGAGACGGGCCGCTATTACATTAAGGCCAAAGCCAAGGCAGAAGGTGTAACACAGTCTGGAAAGAAGTGGAAGTTCACGCCGCCTGTGTTCGACGGAACGAACACGCCATTCCCTGAGAAAGACCCGCCTTTGATTGGTAATGGCTCAGTCTGCCGACTTGCTATTACTGCATTTCCCTATGCCGCTCCTATTGGCTATGGCGTGAGCATCAAGCTCGATGCTATGCAAGTTCTCAAGTTGGTCGAATACAATGGCCGCGATGCTGAGTCTTTCGGCTTTGAGGCCGAAGAGGATGGTTACAGAGTTACGAAGGAAGAGGAAGCCACGGTCTTCTCAGACGAAGAGGAAGAGGCACAGCCCACCTCTTATCGTGAGCAGATGAACAAGGCTCAAGCCGCTGAGAACTCGGATTTCTAGTATGCTTCGTAGTTCAAAATACAGAAGGGGTAATGTAAAGTTTCACCGCCGAACATCACTCGGTTTCCATGAAGGTATTGAGGACACCATTGGACTCCGACTTCTGGACGACGGTGAAACATTTGAATATGAGCCGGGGCGTTTGAAATATCCCCAACCTGACTCACACTATACACCCGATTTCATTCTGCCAAATGGAATCGTAGTGGAGTCTAAAGGTTATTTTACACCCGAGGACAGAACACGTCACCTTGTCATTCAGAAAGCATATCCTGACCTAGACTTGCGCTTTGTTTTCACGAGTGGCGGTGGTCGGCACGCTCTCAGAAAGGGAAGCAAGACCACATGGGGAGACTGGTGCTATAAACACGGTTTCAAATGGCACGAGCAGTACATTCCTACAGAATGGCTGAGAGAACCACCTAATGAAGCATCGTTGAAGGTGCTGAAAGAAAATCTTATCAGGAAAGGAACGAGAAAAAGTAGCAAGAAAGGTGAATCTGCTGATTGTCCACTGTGCGGCGACTCCGCCTAATATGGACATCGGTGCAAAGGAAATTAACCAATGGCATAGACAGCGCGGTTTCTTTAATGCCGAAACAGGTCTAGCTATTGGTTATCATTACGTGATTAGACGTGATGGAACGATTGAGACCGGACGACCCGAACACGTTATCGGCGCTCATACGAAAGGCTACAACAGCACGTCTATTGGTATTTGTTTGGTGGGCGGGGTGAAGCTCGATAAGAAGACTGCTGAGAATAATTTTACTGATGCTCAGTGGATTTCTCTAAAGAAGCTCCTCAAAGAGCTGATGGAGAAGTACAACCTTACCCCGTCCGCAATCCACGGGCATAATGAATACGCCGCAAAGGCTTGCCCTAGCTTTAATGTCCCTGAATGGGTAAAAAAGAATCTGGAGGTTTAATATCATGAAGATTACTATGACGCAGTTTGTTGACAATATGCAGGCTATTCCCGCTTATGCGAATATGAGCAAGCGCGGAGTTCGTCAGCTTCTTGACCTGTTTGTTGCTGATGTTGTGAAGAACATCGAGGAAGGTAATGAGGTTGTTATCAATGGCCTTGGCAAAATTTCGACGAAGAAAATTCACAAGCCTGCACATCAGGCGCGTAATCCCCGAACTGGTGAGCCTGTTAAGGTTCCCGCTAAGAACAGTATTCGTACTCGTCTTCTGCTCGATAAGGCCCTGAGAGAGCGCATGGCGGTGTAGTCATGGTAGACAGCGAAGCAGTACAGACTCATGTGCCGTGTCCACTATGTGGCTCGCATGATGCGGCCACGATTTACAGCGACGGACATTTGTATTGCTTTAGTTGTCAGGGTTATGTACCGGGAGATAGAGGGGGATATACCATGTCGCGAGAACTTCTTACAGGCTTGGATTATGTCAGCCTGAATAAGCGAAAAATTACAGTAGAGACTTGTCAGAAATATGGTTACGGCGTTACTACAGTCGGCGACAAGACATATCAAGTAGCGCCGTATTACGACCAAGACAATAACCTTGTAGCACAACACTTGAGAGGGGCAGACAAGTCTTTCTCATGGAGAGGCCAGCCGAAGAATTTGCAACTGTTTGGACAGCAGTTGTTTAGTGGAAACGGCAAAATGGTTGTGGTTACAGAGGGTGAGATTGACTGCCTGACTGTTTCACAGGTTCAAGGAAATAAATGGCCTGTCGTGTCTCTAACGAATGGAGTCGGTTCCGCAGTTAAAGCCTTTAAGGATAATCTTGAGTGGCTTGAGAGCTATGAGAAGGTTGTTATCTGCTTTGACATGGATGAGCCGGGACGAAAAGCGGCAGAGCAGGCCGCACAAGTGTTGAGTCCGGGCAAAGCCTATGTGATGGAATTGCCCCTCAAAGACCCGAATGATATGCTTCAAGCTGGTAAGACTGAAGAGCTTATCAATCGTATCTGGCAAGCCAAACCGTATAGACCTGATGGAATCATTAGTGGCGCTGACCTTTGGGAAGAGATTATTAAAGAGCCTGAGAAAGGCTATAAGACTCCGTTCCATAAGCTCAATACCATGACGGAGGGCATTAGGAAGAAAGAGCTGTGGCTGTTCACTGCTGGCTCTGGAATTGGTAAGAGCACGATTGTTCACGAGCTTGCCTATGACCTCATGATGAATCACGGCTGTACCATCGGTGTGATGGCACTTGAAGAGTCGAAGAGACGTGCGGCTGAAAGATACCTCTCTATCTACCTCAATAAACCTTTACACCTGTCACGCGAAGGTGTCACAGATGAACAGCTTAAAGCGGCCTATGACGCAACAATTGGTCAGGAAGGCCGCTTTTATTTGTATGACCATTTCGGTTCCAGCGACATCGATACGCTCATGAGCCGTATCAGATTTATGGCCGTGACGTGTAATATTGATTTCCTTATCCTAGACCATATCAGTATTGTTGTGTCTGGGCTTCGAGATGCTGGTACAGACGAGCGTAAACAGATTGATACACTCATGACGATGCTCAGAAGTCTTGTTGAAGAGACGGGAATTGGTGTTCTCGGTGTCGTACATCTCAAGCGTCCACCTCAAGGTGAAAGCTGGAATGAAGGAAAGGAGCCGTCGTTGACTGACCTCAGAGGTTCAGGCGGCTTGGAACAGTTATCAGACATGGTTATTGCCCTGTCTCGTAATCAAATGGACGAAGAACAAGGGAACAAAGTCAAACTTGTTGTACTCAAGAATCGCTTCACTGGCGTTATCGGTGCGGCTGACGTTCTTGAGTACATTCCACGTACAGGCAGACTTGTGCCTAGTTCAGAATCCGACGATAGCCCATTTGGAAAGGTGGAGACCGATGAGATTGACCGAAAGGCAGAAAGCTCGTCTCAAAAAAGAGATGTGGCGAAGAGAACTCGCAAGAAAAGGAATAATATACCTTCCGAAACCAGAGAGGAAGCCACTACTCCGGCGATGGTGGGAATGGCTGATGCTGAAAGCGGGACTGATGGCCCGCTAGAAGGAGAGGTTGATTTCTGATGGCTGAATTCCTGACAAATGTTGGCAACAGTATTTCTATCCTCGCTCAAGCAAAAGCGTTTGAAATATATGCTGATGTTTTTGTAACTCCTCTACTGATATTTATGATGT